GGTCCTGGGGTCTACGGGCAAAGGGCACGAGGTAAACGACCCGGTCCGGTTGGCGCGTGTGACGCTCGAGGGGCGCGATCAAGTTCATAAAGTGAAAGTCAGAAGTACCCTGGTCCAAGAAATCTTCACCGTTGAAGGTCATACTGAGACCTATACCCTGGTCCCGTACGTACGAGTATGGCGGGGCGGCCGAGTCCTGTATGACGAACGCAATCTCACGGACCGGGCCTTGAAACTCGAGGTCGACGACCGTGCTCTCCCCGAGGTTATAACTCTTGTATTGTGTCTGTCGGATTATATAATCGAGCACGTGGCTGTTCATCCAGTTAACCTCGGGATTGGACAAGTAGGCGTACTCGACGATCACGGACGCGTCGATAGTCTGTTGGGTCACCTGACTCGAAGTCAAGATCAGGGACTTGAAGTCCCGAAATTTAAAGTAAATTTCCATGTCCTGACGGGCCAGCGAGCACACGGGCACGGAGAGTTCAGAATTTCCGTAAAAGAAAAAAGGTAAATTGACGTAGTAGGTTCGGTCCTGTGTGGACTGCGTCGTGTCGAGCTTACCGGTCAGGAGCTTGAGGCCCGGCTGGTTCTCTTGTGGGACCGTGAGATCGTTGTAGATCTCGATCGCCTCGCCTGTCAGGGTCTGTATGAGTTGGCCACCGATACGGAGCTCGGCGCTCTCGATCATGTAGGTGCCGACCGAGTCCACGTATTCGAAGGTGTTTGGGGTCGGGGCGGTGACACCCACCACTGTGACGAACGCGTTGGCTGTGACGTTAGAGGCTCCACCGGGGCTGACGGTGGTCACGTCCATGAAAAAGACGTTGGACGTGTCGTTACACTGGGCGATCACGTCGATGGTATACGGGCCTATCGTGCCGATGCTCAGAGGGCTCGAGACTTGGTACACGGGTGTGGCTGGGCGCGCGTCGCTCGTGGATTGGAAGATGGCCAGGTTGGTGACGTATGCGTTGGCCGTCTCAAAATATGCCTGAAACTTGTACGCACCAACATTTGAGAACTGGATGTTCCCACCGGGTGTGACTGACACGTGACGCGAGGTGCCTCTCGGAGAAAAAGTTTGTGAAAAATTCAATTGAGTAGCCAAGGGGGTGGTGGACTGCCCCACGGTCGACAAAACATTCCCCAAGAAAAGCAGACCGTTCTTTTTAAAACTGTTTGGCTGGGTGGTGGTCCCGGTCGGCACGCCAATCTGCTCGACGACGAACCACGTGGCGCCGGGTGCGAGGGTCGCGGGTGTGTCGGTCTCCACGCTTATGCGGTACTGATCGGTCTGACTCGTGATGTGGACGGGCAATGTGAAGTTGATGGTGGGGCTGCGCGACTGGGTGGTGTTCCACGTGATGACGTTGGCGACCGTGGCGTTGCTGAGCGTCACGGAAAAGACGTTGGAGCCGGTCGTCGAGATGGTCCCACGGATATTGTAGATGCCTGTCGTGAGGAACGTAAAGGCGTTGCTGGCTGGCAAGGGGGCGAGTTGAGGGAAGAAACCAGACTGGGACCAGTTGAGGCCCAGGTTCACAGTCTTGTTGACGAGCGTCTGATTCGAGGCCAGTGACCAGTACTGGTTGACGTCGGTCACCTGGATCTCCGTGCCGAGCGTACCGTCACCTATGGTCAGGGGGATGGCCCCCGGCGTCTCGACGTCCATGTAGTAGTACTGATTGATGTTGGTGACGGTGACGGGCAGGATGGCGAGAGGGGTCAAAGGCATGGCCATGACGAGCCACGAGTAGACGTAGTCATTCCAGGCCCATTGACCGGGGCCGGGTGTTCCCGCGACCCACGTGCCAGCCGGGTGACCGTCCTGACCCCAGTGCCCTATGCCTATGCGCGAGACGGGCTCGGAGACGTTAAGGGTGACGGCGATGATGTACGTGCCGACCGCGCCAAACTTGAAGCACCCCCCGGGTGTGAAAGAAATGATGGGGGTGTTGCCTAGTGGGATAGGCCAAAGGCTCAGGTTCACAAATTGAGCAAAGTAGCCGGGCGATGTGGGGGTGACGGACGTGAGGGTCACGGCGCTCGCGACGTTCGTGACGAGGGAATCCGTGAGATTTTGGGACGTGGCGACCGATGTGGGGACCCAGCCCGACTGAGCCCACGTGAAATCGGCCGACGAGCCATGGGGTGATCCAGGGCTCACGTCCCACTGGAGCGTGTTGGACGTGGGTTGACTCGTGAAATTGTGTGGATCCAGACCCCAAAAGACGCCTATGGTCGTGGCGTCCGCGACATTCAAGGTGACGCTCGAACAATTGAAAACGAATTTAGACGTTGTCGTGCTGTAGCTGACAAAGGGGTCGAGGGGCGACGTGCTGAGCCAGCCGGTCGGGCCGAGGGCCGAGGAGATGGAGTACGTGTCGAGCACGCCGATATTCACCTGGAGGGCGGTGGCTAGGTTACCATTCACGAAAAGAAATGGGATGGGTCTCTGGAGGTTGATGGAGATGGGCCACGAGAAATCGGTCGAGGTCGGGGCGAGGGCGGGAAGGGTGACGGCCAGGGTCGCCCCTCGAACGAGGTCTCCTTTGTAGGGGATGCGACAGACGGATTGAGCACCCCATTGAATCTGCTGGCCCTGAAAAGGGATGTTGAACGCTTGCAGACTGAAGGGGGTGTGGCGTCTGTAGACGGCCGTGAAGTATGAGACGGCCGGGACGCCCGTGAGGTACGCGTCTTGTTGTCCGATGGCCGCGAGCTGTACAGCCCCTGCGGACATTCCTACTAAGTTCGAAGGAAAAAATAGAGCGCCGCAGGCGCTTTTTCTTAGAGGTTAATTACACGTCCTAGGATCACACTCGTCCCTACGGGCCGAGTGGTCTCGTGCGCTCCTTCACCCCCCTGAATTTCACAGATACTCTCAGGAATGAATATCCAACTGAAAAAGTTTGATCCGAGCAAAATGGCCGACGACAAGGTTTGTGTATTCATCGGCAAGCGTGGCACGGGCAAGTCGACGCTCGTGACGGACGTTCTGTGGCACAAGCGCGGGATCCCGTCAGGCATCGCCATGTCAGGCACGGAGGAGGGCAATGGCCACTACAAGCAGTTCATACCCGACCTTTTCGTATATGGCGACTATAACCGTGACGCCATCGAAAAGATCATAGAGCGTCAAAAGAGGAACGTGGCGGCCGGAAAGGCCACGCCCGTCTTCATACTCATGGACGACTGCATGTACGATCGGTCGTTCATGCGCGACACGGTGATCCGCCAGCTCTTTATGAATGGGCGCCACTGGAAGATATTCTTCATGATGACGACCCAGTACTGCATGGACATGACGCCTATGATTCGGACGAACGTGGACTATGTCTTTGTTCTACGTGACAACGTCCGTCAGAATCGTGAAAATCTTTACAAAGCCTTTTTTGGAGTCTTTCCCACCTTTGACCAGTTTTGCCAGGTGATGGACGCCTGCACGGAGAACTACGAGTGTCTGGTCTTGGACAACACGTCCAAAAGCAACGACGTGACCAACTGCGTGTTCTGGTACAAGGCGGCGCTCAGGAAGAACTTCCGGTGCGGCTCGGCTGCATTCTGGCAGTTCCACCAGCGCAACTACAACCCCAAGCACATGGGGACGCCCCTCCCGGGCCTCGCTCGCAAGGCGGGCGCGTCAGCGGTCACGGTAAAGAAACTCCCGCCCAAGTAAAGAATGGAGGCATTCGACACGAATGGCTCGTCCGACATCACCTCGTCCATACCCACGGGCCTTTTGGATGACCCGCCGAATAACGGCGAAAAAAACATTGGTCAAAATCAAATGGCGGAGTTCTCGACTTCTCTGGATGACGTCGTTCCCCCGGGGGCCTCCATGCAGATGCAGGATATGGCGTTCGGCTCGGTCGCGGGGCCGCCCCAGGCTCAGCAGCAGCCGCAGCAGCCAACCAACCGCAAGATTCCGTTCGGCCTGACGCCCGAGCAGTACATGGCGCTGCTCGCGGGCATCGCAGCGGTCGTGGCGACCAGCAAGCCGATTCAGGAGAAGGTGGCGCAGTTCATGCCGAACATGGTGGAGGGGTCGGCGAGCGCGATGGCCGTGACGGCGGCGCTGGCGGCGCTGGTGTTTTTCCTGGCGCATCGGTTTTTGAATTGAACGGGTCCGTAGGAC